CACGGGGTCAGCAAGTGCTTAGGAGCACTTATGGTATCTCAGGAATTACCCTGAGACCATGCCTTCACATCAGGAGGAATGGACGTTATGGCTCGTAAAATCCGATCGGCGGCTTCGTTGTCTTTAAAAGACACCCGCGGCCTACCTTTCGGCATGGATCCACGTATGTTCTACGTGTATTCGAGCCAAAAACGTCGACAAGAAGCAACTGGTCTTGAAGGTCTCCTCTATAAATACCTACCTCAAAACTTAATTTCGTCTCTCGCTTTTGCGATTGACCCATTAAGTCAATTTAAGGTAAGTGCTACGAGGATTTCCGGTACCAGTAGGATACGTACGAAAACTCAGCAATCTTCCTTAGACTATCGTGGTTACGATCGTCTTCGTCAGACTACTGTTGCTCCGTATAAGTATCTTCCTGGCGGATTTGTTGACTCCCATGCTGGGAGTTCCGAGAGTGTCCCGCAAGGGCCTCTCATCAACCGATCCGAAGATGTCACGAAAGGTGATAGACCTATAGATAGCGATATGGGTGAGTTTTCCAAGTGGGAAGTTCAACCATTTTCGTCATCTCGTTCTATCATCCAACATGACAACCAAGAGCGCTGGTACGAAGATTACCCCTCTGGATATCATTATATTCAGAGAGGTTTTGAATCGTTCACAGGCTATGGTCCAGCTGCTTGGATCTCTAAATACGATGTAGAGTCCATCAGAGCAGATGTGTGGGGGCGCCAAGCTGCAGTAATGCAGTCTAACGCCCTTGGCCTTTATCGGGGATGTTCATCCCAGAGGAAAGCCACAACACTATTCCGCAATGTGGTTGAGTTGAGAGATATTCCGCGGAGCATCCTGCAATTACAGGAAACTCTAAAGAATCTCCAAACTTTTTCTAACGTCAAAAATATACCGCATTCGTTGTTGGAGCGACTTCACTCCTTTAAGACCAACGTTCGCGATATACCCAAAGAGTACGTTTCGTACATGTTTGGGTGGCGTCAGACCTACAGCGATATAAGAGAATTGGTGCTAGCCCCTGAGAAGATCGGGAAGCGTATAAACTTCCTAATTCGACGCAATGGCAAAGCAACAACATACCGTCTTCAGAAAGTCATTCCTGAAGGTAGTGTGCCATCCTCCGGTTTTAGCTATACAGTCTATCCGGGAGAGACTGTGATTGGTAATGATAGTAATATCACTATGAATCACACATTGAAAATGGTAATTTCTACCACTTTCGAGTTCCCCGATGTAGATTTGCCAAGTTTCCGAACTAAAGAGTACTATCGGCAACTTGGAGTTGTTCCCTCGATCACGGATTTATACAATTTAACTCCGTGGACGTGGCTTTTTGATTGGTTCACTGGCTTTGGTAAATACGTCGAAATTATCGACAGTATCAACAATGACAAGGACCTAATCAACTGGGGCCTCCTCTCCTGTTTAACAGAAGGGGAAGTCGCAACAACTTACTCTGCTAAAATCCAGAACTCAGACTCGCATGGTACGGAACCGACATCGTTTACTTATCCGGTGTCGGGCCATACCTCGATCTTACGATTCAAGTCGCACTTGCGACGAGACGCGTCTGGGTTATTAAATGTGAGATCAGCTGGTGAGCCAACGCAGCTCAATGCTTATCAGCTGTCTATCCTCGGCGCTTTATTTCATATAAAGGGCCGATTTTAGTCGAAGCACAATCCTGTGCCTAGACCCCATACATTTAACAGGAGTCGTCTATGCTTGTTGATCCAATCACTGTTACAGCCTCGTCACCGAATCCCGAACTCAAGTTGGCGATTGTCAACCAGGACGGGTTCAGTACCGAGCGTCGTGATCTCAATGACGGAGGTTATACCCTCATCATCAATCACGGCAAGTTGAAGGACGGTGAACGTCACTATGCCCAGCTTAAGCTGGCTAAGGACGTCACCGACCCTTACACTGCTGTAGTCCGGCGCAAAGAAGCGTCGGTCTCGTTGTCCATTTCCATGCCTATCGGCTTCACTTCTGCTGAGGGCGTTGCCCTCATCAAAGCGTTGCTCGATACGCTGGCGGACTCGGAAGTGACTACGACAAAGTTGCTGCAGTGGCAGGGCTAATAACATGGAAACACGCACTTACCAAAAGTTTTGGACAGTGATGGTTTTCTTGCTTAGCTTCTGTACGGCAGTTTTCTTTCTCGGCGCCATGCTGGTTTATGACCAGTACGTCGAAGAGAGAAGGTCATCTCAAGTGTTTCAAACACTCTTGTCTGATCTTCTGTCGATACCTGCCAATTGCGGCAGGGGGATCACACGTTAGACTTGGAATGATCAACCTCAAGGAGGTGACCATGAAAAGTCCAATCGTGCTCCTTCGAAGCCTCTTGAATGACTTCAAGAGGTTAGACCCTGATGTGAAAGGCCTCGAGAGAGATATCATCACTCTCGAGAAAAGGTTCGAACACGAGGGCTACGGTTTCCTATCCGTAGCCTTACCGGCTTATGGCTCAGCCCTTCAACAAGGCTTGGCTTCGGGCCGGTTCTGCTGCCCGTTTGGATTTAAAACATCCAAAAGGGGATCTCTCCCGCTACTCTTTGCAGGTTTGATCTCAGAAGTGTTTGATCCTATAACTGGGCTCCTTGAACCGTCAGTCGATTCGAGCAAACTGAAAAGTTTGTATCAAATCCTCTTTCTGTTCAAGAAAGTCCAGCTCAGCGAGGAAAGCAATGACAAGTTGCATACCAAAGCTGTAGCTGGATTTTACTCTAACGACACCATTGCTACCGAGGTTGTTTTCCCCGATAGTAGGAAGTATGCGTTAGAGTTGCTTGCACGACTCATGATGCCAAAGTTGCGTCTTAACAACTTTGACGACGTTTGGTGCAAACATGGCCCAGGTGCTGTAAAAGAAGGACTAAAAGCAAACCAGAAGTGGTCTGCTGTAACGGATGCTCTCCTTACGGATGGCTTCCGTTCAGATGATCTAGGCTTTAGTAGTTTCGGACCTTTTATGTTCCAACCTGACTTGTCATCAGGTGAAGAATGGTCCGATTCTTTTCAGTCTAGGTCACTGCAATCCTTTGATTACAGAGCCTCTAGCAACAGTGCCAAGCTAATCACGGTTCCGAAAAACTCTACTTCGAACCGGACTATTACTGTTGAGCCTGTGCTGAACCAATTTGTTCAGCAGGGACTGAATACCGTTCTCCGAGATTCTATTCTCGGCTGCGATATTCTTAGACAGTGCTTGGCGCTTACCGACCAGACCAAGAATCAACAACTTGCGCTGGAAGGTTCCCTTAACGGTAAATGGTCTACAATCGATCTGAAGTCTGCATCTGATCTGTTAAGTCTAAAACTTACAGATCTCGTGTTTTCTTCATTTCCCGATTTTCATCGGAGAATGAACGATTGTAGAACCCCTTGTGTGCAGGACGGTTTTTCCGAAGTGCCACTCGGTAAATTTGCCGGTATGGGAAACGCATTGACATTCCCTGTCCAAAGTATCGTCTTTGCTGTTATTGCAATGGCGGCTACATTGGATAGTTTATCCTTGCGGATAAACAAAAAGAATCTCATGCGTGTTGCTAGGAGTGTGCGAGTATACGGTGATGATATCATCGTAGAGTCGCGTCACTCATCATCAGTGGTTAACTGGCTTTCCTCATTCGGTTTGATTGTGAATGAGAAAAAGAGCTTCCTTGTTGGCAACTTCAAGGAATCTTGCGGTGTTGATGCCTATATGGGGGTTGATATAACTCCCATCTATGCTAAACCCGTACCAGACCACACTTCTACAGACCCGAGTGATATAGCTAGTCTCGTTTCGTTGTCCAATCAGTTTTGGTTGGGCGGCTACTACGAAGCTAGCGAGTGTATTAAGAATGAAGTTGAAGGACGATTAGGATATGTCCTTCCTCTTGTATCTAAATACTCTTCATCACTTGGCTGGCATAGTCGTCTTGATGCAAGCTACGCCACACGTTGGTGTAGTAAGCTTCATAAGTTGCTCGTAAGAGCACCAGTGATCAAATCTCTTGTGAGACGAGATCCTCTGGACGGTTATCCAGCTTTGTTGAAATTCTTCCACGTTCCCTTCATTGGGAGACCGAGAAGACACCTTCAACAAACGTCTGTTCGATTCAAACTTAGAATCGTTCAGAAGTGGGTGCCTGCGACTTTTAACTAAGTCGCAGTAAGTCTTTCACTTTAACAAATTAGTGAAAGCCAGAGAGGCC